TCGGTAGATGGTGAGGAAGTAACACTTTGCCGCCGCTACAAAGAGAAATGGCAGAAGAAGCGTGGTCAGTCTGAGGAAGAGTTCACAGGACACGAAGAGGAACGCTTGTATAACGATGTACCTTGCAACGTGAAAGAATGGAACGAGAAGATTGCAGGACTTTGCTCTGAGCAGATTTTCAAGTTTATCACCTCTCCATCCTACTTCACCTCACAGAAGACCGATGCGCAGCGTGCAATGCTCATCCGTATGGCAGGAGGTATCTCAGACGAAGAGATTGCGAATGATAACGAGGATTTCAAGGAATTGCTCAAACACATTACAGGTAAATCCCTCGAAGAGTACAAGCGTGAGGTTGCAGCCAAGAAGAGACCTATCAAGGATGAGATTGATGGCATCCCAGAGCGTATTGACGAACGCAAGAGAGATATGCCAGAGTCTTACGATTATGGTGTTCTCGAAAAGGAATTGCAGGATAAGCAGTCGGAATTGGCAAAGGTGGAAGCATCCATCGAAGACGTATCCAAAGCCATCACCGCTGCAAATGAGAAGCGTTTAGACCTCGCTAAAAAACTTGCAGACCTCAGACAAGAAAGATTGTCTCTTGGCTACACTATCAAGGGCAAAGCACAAGAGGGCTACCGCAAGGCACTCGAAGCACAGAACAATCTCAAAGACAACATCAAGAGATTGGAGCAGTCGGCAACATCCCTATCGGTAAATATCACCAACGATGAGGAAAACTTAAAGAAGTGTCAAGAGTTGAGAGAGAAACTTCTGAAAGAATGGCATGAGGTGAATAATCAGAAAATCACATTTAACGATGCGGATTTCATTTGCCCTACTTGCAAGAGACCTCTCGATGTGGATGACATCGAAGCCAAGCAGAAAGAAATGACGGATAATTTCAATCAACAGAAAGCATCAAAGTTGGAGGAAATCAACCGCAAGGGCAAGCAGAACAAGGCAAAGATGGAAGCCTATGACTCTGCCATCGGTCAGAACAAGAAAGACATCGAAGACATCAAGAAGAAAATTGAGGAAATCAAGGCATCCGATGATTACAAGGTCGTATTGGTAGAACCAGATGCAACAGACCGCATCAAGACAGATGAGAAATATATTTCCCTCACCTCGCAGATTGACGAAATCGAAAAGGAACTTGAAAAGCCTATCGACCGCCCGAACACTCTGACCCTAAAAGATGAGAAAGCATCCATCAACGCAGAGATTGACGGTATCAAGGCGAAACTCAATAATCGTGAGGTTGCAAAGCGCAACCAAGAACGCATTAACGAGTTAGAGACCAGACTTCGCACACTATCCGATGAACTCGCCAACTATGAGAAAATGGAGTTTACCATCCAAAACTTCTCAAAGGCTCGTATCGAAGCCGTGGAACGCAAGATTAACGGAATGTTCAAACTCGTATCGTTCAAGATGTTCGAGAAACAAATCAACGGTGGAGAAGTTGAGACTTGTGAGGCGATGGTTAGCGGTGTTCCTTACTCTTCCCTCAATCACGCAATGAAGATTAACGCAGGACTCGACATCATCAATGCAATATGCAAGTTCGAGGGCATCACCGCACCTATATTCACGGATAATGCGGAGAGTATCAATGAGCTCTTGCCTACACAATCACAGATTATCCGATTGGTGGTATCTGATGATGACGAACTCACTATCAAGAAATAAGTTATCAAAACAATAAAATTACAATTATGAGTAATCAAGTAGCAACAACAAACCAAGAGACAGGCATCGCAAAGTTGAAAGCCACTCTCGCCGCTCCATCGGTACAGGAGCAATTCAAGAACGCATTGGCAGACCACAAAGACCTCTTTGTTTCTTCCATCATCGACCTATACAACGGAGATAAGTCTTTGCAGAGTTGCAATCCAAATGCCATCATCTGTGAAGCCCTCAAAGCAGCCGTGTTACGTTTGCCTATTAATAAGGCTCTCGGTTTCGCCTACATCGTGGTATATAATAATTCCGTCAAGGGCGAAGATGGGAAATGGTATAAAGTGCCTACACCTACATTCATACCAGGCTATAAGGGATATATCCAACTTGCAATGCGTACAGGAATGTATAAAACCCTTAACGCAGATTTCGTATATGATGGCGAACTAAGAAAAGCCGATAAACTCACAGGAGCAATCGACTTCAACGGAGAAAAGAAGTCTGACAAAATCATCGGTTACTTCTGTTACTTCGAGTTGTTGAACGGATTTAACAAGACCCTATACATCGGACTTGAAGACATGGCAGCGTATGCCAAGCGATACTCAAAGAGCATCCCGAAAGATACGACCGTGGCACAACTCATCGAAATCGCCAAGAAGAATGAGGTTTCAAAGTCCGTTGGTTGGATGGGTAATTTCAACGACATGGCATTGAAGACCGTTATTCGCAGACTTCTATCCAAGTACGGTTATCTCTCAGTAGAGATGCAGGGGGCTTTGGCTGGAGACAACGAGGGCGATGAGTATGCGGACAGAAACCACATGATTTCAGAGAATGCCAACAAGACCGCCATCAACCTCGATGATACTTCTTATGAGGAAGTAGATAAGGAAACAGGCGAAATCATCCAAAAGGGAGCGGATGAGTCAAAGAATGATGGTCAGAACACGAGCAATGCTCCCGATTTCTAACCACATAATCAGAAAGGAAACAAAGCATGGTACTTAAATGTTTAGGTTCTTCATCATCGGGAAACTGCTATCTGTTGGAAGCAGAGAAAGAAACACTCATCATAGAAGCAGGAGTTGACATGAGGGAAGTGAAGAAAGCTCTCGATTGGCAGATGAGCAAGGTTTGCGGATGCTTGATTTCACATGAGCATAACGACCATGCCAAGTTTCTCTCTGAAATGACAAAGAACGGCATCAAGGTTCTTGCAATACCAGAAGTATTCGATGCAAAAAGAGTCAAAAATCGGGTATTCTGCAAAGAGATTGAGCCTATGCACGGATATAAGGTCGGAGGGTTCAAGGTCTTTGTTCTGAGCGTGGTTCACGATGTGCCTTGTGTGGGTTTCATCATCGAGCATGAAGAGATGGGGCGATTGCTATTCATCACAGATACAATGATGTTGGAGTACAACGTTCCAAACCTCGACCACATTATGATTGAAGCCAACTACTCGGATGACATCTTACAGGAGAATATCGACAACGGCATCATGCCGCTATCCATGCGAGATAGATTACTACATTCACACATGGAAATCAAGACTACTGAGGATGTTTTGAAATCAACTGACCTAAGAAACGTGAGAGAGGTGATTTTGTTGCATCTGAGCGCACGAAACTCGAACGCTGAGCAATTCTCCCAATCTATCCGTAAAATCGCAGGGAAACCCACCTACGTGGCTAAATCGGGGTTGAAGTTGGATTTGTCTCTAAATGATTTTTGATTATGAATGAGATTTGCAAGAAATGCGATGATGAGCGCAATTTGGTAAACGGTGGCTATTGTCTCGTACTCAAACATTACATCGAGTATCACCAGACACCACCATGTAACAAAACAGACAAAAAAGAATAATCATGGAAAAAGATATTATTGAAATCAAAAAGTCCGATTTACAGGGCTTATTCAAAATCCTTACCAACTATCCACAAATCAGTAAGGAGCAAGTGATTAACGAGATGACTAAGGCTTTCGGTGAAGAAGCATTGAAGCCACAGGACATCAAGGAACGTATCAAAACGTTTGAGGATGCGGTAAATGCTATCGGTGAAGACCATCCTCTCGTTGCCCAGTATAAGGCAATAACCAACGCATTCAAGGAGGATGACAACAATCTCCATCTGTTTGCATACACTCGCATTGCTATCATAGCGGAAGCCCTAAACGAGGGATGGAGACCAGAGTACACAGAGAATGAATATCGCTATTATCCTTGGTTCGGTCTCTACACACAAGAAGAGTATGATGAAATGGATGATGACGATAAGGAATGTTGCCGTTTTGTCGGTCGCTCGGGTGACGTTGCGTATGCGGTTGGCGGTCTCGTCTATGCGAGTGCGTATGGCGGTTCTGCGAGCTCGAATTCGAGTATCGGCTCTCGGCTTGCCTTCAAGTCTCGTGACTTGGCAATCTATTGCGGTAAGCAATTCATAGATATTTGGATTAACTATTTGTTTAAGTAAACTTCATTATGACAGGGTGGATAAAGATAAATCGTAAAATCATAGAGCATTGGCTTTGGCAGGATGCTGAGCGGCTGAAATGGTGGCTCGATTTGCTCTTCATGGCATCATGGGAGGAAAGAAAGACTACCCATGATGCCCACCTCATCACCTTGCAAAGGGGGCAGATGGTCGCATCTATCGGGTACTTAAAAGACCGTTGGGGAAAGAACCATCAAACCATTTTGAAGTTTCTCAAAACCCTCGAAAATGAGGGAATGATTACCAGAAAAGTATTGTATAGGCAAACGGCTATCATAACTATCTGTAATTATGAGAGTTACCAAACAAGTGATAACGATGGAGTGTATAGCATAGTAGATAACCCCCTGTATAGCATAAATGAAAAAAGTGGTGGTAGTACAGTGTATAGGCAAAAATCGGGGTCAAGTGATTGTAAATCAGACATATTAAGGCATACAGACAAAGACAAAGTGTATAGCATAGCGGACGGCATAGCGTATAGCATAGTAGCAACAAATAAAGAAAGTAAAGAATATAATAATATATCTTCTTCACTACGTTCAGAAGATTTGTCCGACAAAAAGTCGGACTCACCAAAGAGCGAGATGGATTTATCTAAGTTTGTTGTTTTTTGGAACTCGGAAATCGAGAAACAAAAATCTACTATCCCGAAAATTCGCTCAATACAGGGCAAACGAAAAAATCATATACTCGCCAGATGCAGGGAACACGGAAAGGAGGCTATTGCCGAAATGGTCAGAAAGATGGCTCAGAGTGATTTCCTAAACGGCAATAATGACCGTGGATGGATTGCAAACTTCGATTGGGTATTTCTTCCTACCAACTTCCAAAAGGTACTTGATGGGAATTACGATAATCATTCAAACAAAAAACAAGACGATGGAATTTATCAACAAGATGGAAAAGTTCAACGTAAGCGTTTTGAAACAAATGCTACTTCACCAGAAGACTACGAGGGAACGTTTTAAGTTTCCACTCACAGAGGAACAGGCTGAGGATGTTTTGACGGCAGCATATCAAGCAGAGGTCGAATTTAGACATAGAGACTTCAAGAATGATGAGCCGACAAGAGACAACATCAAGAAAATCGCCCACTACCTCACAAGTGGAAATCAGAAGTTCGGGATGATATTCCTTGGTCTCTGTGGAAATGGGAAGACAACGATGCTCTATGCCTTTCAGCAGTCCATCAACTATCTCAATCGCAAAAACCTCTTTGAGGATGGCAGTCAAATCGGTATTCAAATCGTGGATGCAAAGGAGATTGCAGCGATGGCAAAGGACATCAAGGAGTTTCGTAACCTCAAAAACAAGAATATGCTCGCCATCGAGGATATGGGGCGAGAGCCTACTGAGGTACTTGACTACGGAAATATCCTAAATCCTGTTATCGACCTCATAGAATACCGATACGATGCCCAACTCTTCACGGTCATAACGACCAACCTCACAAAGAACGAAATCAGAGCCAAGTATGGGGCGAGGGTCGCAGACCGTTTCAATGAAATGCTGGAGTGCATAGTGTTCAAAAACGAAACATACCGAAAATAAGTGCTTATCACGCATTATTTTCTTTCAAATGAATAGTTCTTCATCTTTTGGGAGAAAATGCGAGAAATCGTACGAAAAGCGGCAAATTTCAAATAATTCAACGCAACAATGGAAACAAGAAATCAAAATCAAACAAAGAAATGCGAGATTTGCGGTCGTGAGCTGCCTATCTCGGATTTCTCCAAGAGTTACAGAAACCGATGCAAGGTTTGTGTGGCTGAGCAAGTGAGAGAACAACGTAAGAACGGCAAGATGGTAACATCATCCGTGAATTGGGAACAAAGAGAGTTTGACACTGCCAAGGAACTTTTCATCTCGCAAATGAATAATAGCAGACTCCCAAATGCGAGTATGGATATAGATGCCATTCAACGTAATTATGCTGCAAAAGCCATCAAGGCAGCGAGAAACTTCATCGAAGTGTGCAAGAAAGGAGGTCAAGGATGAAAATATTTGTTTTTGACATCATGCTCAAAGGTCGATTTGTTTGCACTTTGCGATATGAGTATTGCGCATTGTTCCCTATCGACCTCGATGAACTCACAAAGTTTATTCTGAGTAAGAGACCGACATTAAGAAATCAACCCTATAACATTGCATTTTGAGATGGAAACAACAGATAAGGAATTTGAGAGTATCAAGAGTAAGATTTTGAAACTCAAAGCACTTGCAGAACGTGGCGAGAAAGGTGAAGCCATCAATGCCCAGAGACTTCTTGATAAGTTGCTCGGACAATACGGAATAACCCTCGATGAGGTCATTGAGAAGACAGAGGAAAGAAAATGGTACAAGTTCGCTTGTCGTAAGAAATACGAGCAGAAACTACTCCATCAATGTTATTTCAAGGCACTCAACAAGAATGAACTCCAATATAGCAAAGGCAGTGGTGGAATATACTATCAACTGACCGCCTACGAGTTTGCAGAACTCTCTAACCTGTACGAGTGGCACAAAGCCCAACTCAACAAGGAGATGAAGAGGATGATAGACGATTTTACGGAAGCCTACATCATAAAGCACAAAATCACATCGGATAATTGCGATGACAATTCAGACGATGAGGATAGACCTCTGACAAAGGAGGATTTGGAGAGAATTTCGAGAATTACCAAACTGATGTATCAAGTTGAAGACACATCATATTGCAAAATGTTAGAACATAAATAAGATACAAAATGGATAAGTTAGACGAATATTATAAGTTCCTCGCTGAGAAGCAGACAGCGGTACATGATAGCGGTTTTGAGATTGCCGATGAAGACCTCAATCCTAAGTTGTTCACGTTCCAGAGATATTGCGTGAAGAGAGCATTGAAGACAGGTCGATTTGCCATGTTTGAGGATTGCGGTTTGGGAAAGACCTTTCAGCAGTTGGAATGGGCTTACCAAGTGCAGAAGCACATCAACCGCCCTGTTTTGATACTTGCTCCTTTGGGAGTCATCGGGCAGACCATCAAGGAGGGTGAGCATTTCGGATATGAGGTCAAGGAAATCGGTCTTACCGTCTTCGACCAAGATTTGAAAGCAGGCATTTACATTACGAACTACGACAACATGGAGAATATAGATGCTTATCTCTTCGGGGGGGTCGTGCTTGATGAGAGTTCCATCCTAAAGAACTTTGCAGGAAAGACCAGAACCGCCCTCATTGAGGATTTCAAAGATACTCCTTACAAGTTGTGTTGTACCGCTACCCCATCACCTAACGACACAACGGAACTTTGCAACCATGCTGAGTTTTTGAACGTAATGACCCGAAACGAAATGCTTGCAATGTACTTTGTGCATGATGGTGGTTCTACATCTGATTGGAGATTGAAAGGTCATGCGCAGCAGGATTTTTGGGATTTCGTCTCTACTTGGGCGGTAATGCTCAGTAAGCCATCGGACATCGGATTTGATGATGACGGTTACAATCTGCCACCGATGAATGTGATTGAGGATTACATCGTGACAGAGAAGAAAGACAATGGCGCATTGTTCAACGAGATGGCGGTGTCTGCCACTGACTACCACAAGGAACTACGCAGAACCATCAATCAGAGACTTTCAAGGGTTGCCGAAATCGTGAACAACTCAAAGGAGAATTGGCTTATATGGATTGGGCAGGATGAAGAGGGTAAGGTTTTACGAGACCTCATCCCCGATGCCGTGGAGGTCAAGGGAAGCGATAACAAGCAATACAAGAAAGACAAATTGCTTGGTTTTGCAAAGGGAGAGTTTCGTGTTCTTGTTACAAAGTTGAAGATTGCATCATTCGGTTTGAACTATCAGAATTGCAGAAACCAGATGTTTGCATCCCTCGATTTCTCCTTTGAGGCGACATATCAAGGCATTCGCCGCTCGTATCGTTTCGGTCAGCAGAAAGAGGTGAATATCCATCTAATCACACTCGACACGATGCAGAACGTGAAATCATCCTTTGAGGAAAAGCAAAAGTCTTTCCTCAATATGCAGAAGTCCATGACGGAAGCAATGAACAGAAACATCAATAACAAGATAAAACTAAAGAAAATGGAAGTAGATAAGATTTATCAGTCCAAGAATTGCGACATTCGCCTTGGCGATTGTGTGCAGTTAATTCAGAACGTACCAGACAATAGCATCGGTTTCGCTATATTCTCACCACCATTTGCAGAACTTTACACATACTCGGACAAGTTGGAGGATATGGGAAATTCCAAGGATTACAAGGAGTTTTTCACCGCTTTCAAGTTCCTCGTCAAGGAGTTGTACCGTGTAATGTGGAGCGGTCGAAACGTAGCAGTACATTGTATGGACTTGCCTATACAAAAGGGCAAGGAGGGATATATCGGTCTTCGTGACTTTTCGGGAATGATACTCGAAGCATTCCAAGAGGTAGGCTTTGTTTACCATTCAAGAGTGACCATTTGGAAGAACCCTGTAACAGAGATGCAGCGCACAAAGGCACTTGGATTGCTCCATAAGCAAGTGAAGAAAGACGCAGCCATGAGTCGTGTTGGTATTCCAGATTACTTGATGGTATTCCGTAAGGAGGGCGAGCATGAGCATCCTGTGCATTGTGATATATCGGTCGATACTTGGCAGAAGTACGCATCGCCTGTGTGGATGGATATAGACTACTCAAAGACTTTGAACGGTGTTAAGGGCAGGGATGCAAACGATGAGAAGCACATTTGCCCTCTCCAACTTGAAACCATCGAGCGAGCAATCACTCTTTGGAGCAATGAGGGCGATAAGGTTCTGACCCCATTCCTCGGCATCGGTTCTGAGGTGTACCAAGCAATCAAGATGAGACGTTTTGGCATCGGGTTCGAGTTGAAAGAGAGTTACTTCAATGAAGCCATTAAGAATTGCAAGAATATAGAGTTTGAGGTGAACACTCCATCATTGTTTGCGGTGTAATGGCAAGGTTTGCTCTGAGGAAGCAAGAAAAGATAAAATCAACTTTCGGGGATGAAAGGTTAAAGTCTCTGATAGAAGCATTGGGGGCTTATTTCACTCGACCAGATGAAGAACTGAAAATAACCGATGGCAAGCCTTATCCGACATTGGATGTAGGTATTGCCACGGTTTATGTAACTCGAAAGTTCTATGATGTTTATCATCTTGCGTTAAAGGATTTCAACAACAAAACATAGTTATTATGAACAATCAACAGATTTCACAATTAAAGAGAATGCTCAAAAAGTATGGCATCAAGAATGCTGAGAGCATCGTCAGAGGGGCGATAGAGTTCAATTACAATCGTTTCTTGGAGTTGGCAGAACCTATCTACGTGGTTTCTCGCATTCAATCATGCTACACTAACCAGAGAGAGGTTTCCATGTTGGATAAGGCAAATTTGGAATGGGTCGGATTGGTAGTAGATGGCGGTTGGTGTGGCGCTTTGCTTCCATACATCGAGAAATACGGTGCTACCATCACAAAGAAAGCCATCCAATACCTCATCGAAAACAAGATGTGGGATGCCTACGATGGTAAGACCGCCCTCAAAACAAAGGGAGCGAACCATTATAAGGGATTTGAGGATATTCATGCAGCAGCGGAATATGTCAAGGAACTCGAACCACCAAAGGATGACACCACGGAAACGGCAGAAACCACAAAGCATGATGGCGATACAGAAAAGGCATCCGATGAGGTAAGTGATTTGTCAGAGAAAGCATTTGAAGCATCAGAGACCATCAAAAAGTTGTTGACGGATGCCATCGGGAACTTCGACATTATCAATGAGTTTATCGTTATGCGATGCAATACTACCAAAGTAGAGAATGAACTTAAAGCATTGCAGAAGACTCTCGAAGACAAAGATAACGAAATCAAAGGGTTGCAGGATTTGGTTGCATCACGAAATGATGAGGTTTCAGAGTTGAAAGAGAATAACGAGAAACTAAACCAAGACCTCTACGCCCAGATGGAGAGAAACGATGAAGTTGAAAAACAACTATCTGAATTGTTGGAGGCTGCAAAGACTCCTATCAAGAAAGTTGTGCCAGAGTCAGGTTTGCGCCAACTTCCTCTTGTGGGTGATAAGATGCTGAGAGGTTTAATCCCATTCCTCGAAAAGTACAATATCGTAATAGACCCTAACCGATGAGCATAAGATTATTATATAGTAAATATTATAGCCCCATCATTATGGGATGTTGGGGCTATCTAAAATAGCAAGGATATGAAAGAGATAGTCGGCTACCCTAACTATGGCTATGAGGATGGTAAGGTTTGGAACACCAAGACAAACAAACCACTGAAAGGGTATGTGCATTATAGCGTTGAATATGTGAACTTGCGAAACAATGGGAAAACAAAGATGTACCCAGTTCCTAAGATTGCATTTTGTGCCATACATCACATACCATTTGAAGCCGTGCCAAGGGGTATTCAGTTTATCATCAAGGATGATGGTAGTATAAGATTGGGAAGTCCAACGGAAAGAAACGAGAAACGTTCTAAGACTCTCGCCAAGTTCAAGAAATCATCCATTGAGAAAATTGAAAAAGAAATCGAATGGTTACAACTTCAAAAGAAACATCTGCAAGGTGAGGATGTGAAATCTGAGATACTTGTTTATCTGACAGACATTGCAAACGAGATTGAACCATACATCCTAAGGGTAACAAAGTCGAAGTGTATGCCATCTTTGGCAAAAGATTACTTGATGGAGGCGGTCGATTTGTGTTATCAAAAGGTTATTGACAAGAAGATACTTGTGCAGTCACCTCGCAAATGGCTATCTTTCGCAACGAGAAACTTTGTGTATTGTAAAGAAAAGGCGGTAAAGTTACATAATATTTGAGCAATATGGAAAAGAAAACATTGACCCTACATCTTGCTGAGCCTTGGTATTCAATGATAGCCAACGGCACGAAAGATGAAGAGTATCGGGAGATAAAGCCACATTGGATAGCAAGACTAATAGACAATCCATCAGCTTTCTATCTAAAAAGAGCAATGGGCAAAGAACTTGATGTAAAGTCATTCACTCATGCCATCATTGTAAAGGGTTATCCAAAGAACAATGACCCTCATATTGAGCGAGAAATCGAGAGTATCACCATCGGGAAACCTAAGAAAGGGCTTTGCCCAGATGATTTTCTCGATAAGGATTATTTCATCATAAAATTCAAGTGATATGGAGTTCAACAGAGAAGAGTTTATTTATCATGGGGCTTCTTGCCTTGCAGGAAGTAACGGACAAATCCAAGAGTGAAGACTTTGACAAACAAAAGTTTGACTCTGATATAATGAGTTTGATTAACAAGATTAACGGCAAATGAAAAAGATAAATTGGTTTATAGTCCTCATCAGTTACAATCTGTTTGCATCCATCATATCGGTATGGCAGCATGAGGAGCGAGAGATATTCCATTATGCGATATTCTCTCTTTTGTGGTATTTACTTTATAAGGCAGACATCAAGAATAAGGATTTGCGAGAAATGATAGATTTCTTGCAAGACCATAAGATAACAATCAAGAACACATACATCAACGCAACGAACAATGAGCAGCAGGAAGAAAAGAAATCACCCGATACCCAAGCAGGGGGAAGTGATAGAGATAACGGCTCGCAAATGTAGCGAGAAGCAATCCCCATTGATTGAGGTCGGAAAGTCTTACATTTGCAAGGGTGTGTCAAGTCTAAAGGATGGTACTACCGTTATAGAGGTAGCCCATCCAACAAAGAAGAAACAAACTCTCAGAGTGAATGCTATTCGCTTCGATTGGCAGATACTGACGGATGAGATGAAGTTTGAGAGAGAGTTTCGTGAGAGCGTGAAGAAAGACACTGAGAGAATGATGAAATCCTTTACACAAAGGGAGCATATTCAGATGGCTTTCATCCCTCTCATCTTTGCGGACATCGCCTTTCACTATGCCGACAAGTGCAGGAGATATGCGGCAGACCATCGTATCGAAATCCTCAAAAAACTTGGCAGGGCTTATGATGAGGTAAAGCACAACTACTTCGAGCAAGTAAACAAAGACCTTGACATGAAGCACCAGAAGCAAGTGGAGTCAGAGATGGGGCGGTTTATGGAAGAATACCAAAAGGACTTTACTATCCTGTGGTTCTCTGTAAATGCTGAGTTCAAGAGAAAAATGCCCGATTACCCATATTCAGACATGAGAACGGATGCCATCTGTGGAATGTTGATGATTGATTTGTTGTATCAGAACAATTCCCACATGGATGAGGTCATTGCAGAGAGGCTTGGGGAGAAGCGGCAAAGCATCCATGACCCGAAACTTGATGCCTTGCGTTCCATCCTCGATGCTTATGCAGGAGAGGTCGGGCAATTCGACTACAAGGATAATAACGTTGAACTCGCAAAGAATATCATATTACGTAGAGTAAATGAGATAGAGTTTAATATAAATAACGATTAAAAAATATTTATTATGCAACATTACATTGAATGCAAAGTCCGCTATCAGAAGACGATGGAGGATGGAAGTGAGAAGATGGTGAATGAGCCTTACTTGGTGGATGCCATGAGCTTCACTGAGGCTGAGAAGCGTATCACAGAAGAAATGTCCGTTTACATCTCTGGAGAGTTCAGAGTGGATGCAGTCAAGAAAAGTAACGCATCTGAGGTCATATTCAGCGATGTGGATGATGATGACAAGTGGTATAAGGCAAAACTCCAATTCATCACCATTGATGAGAAGACGGACAAGGAGAAACGTTCAAACACTACCTATCTCGTTCAGTCGAAATCCCTTGCGAGAGCATTGCGATATATTGGTGACTTCATGGGAAAGACCATGATAGATTATGATGTCATCGGTATCAACGAGACAAAGATAATGGATGTTTTCAAGTACGAACCTAAGACCAAGGAGGATGAGGATGGAAACAAAGAAGCCTAAGAATATCACGGTTGACTTGTCAGAGTTCAAGCCAACGATAATCGAAAGAGCGGTATCTCTTGAAATCGCCCATTCCTTTGAGCCTATAATCGACCCAAATGAGCCGATTACCACGATGATGGCGGTATCAAATGCCTTTTTATCTGGAATAGCCTTTGCAAGAAGAGGTATGTCCAAGGAAGAGGAAAACGACCTCAGAAAGGTTCTCGCTGAAAGTATCGAGCGTATCGAGAACAACGACAAACAAGAGATGCGGCAACATGGAGCATAGAGCGTTCTTCGATAAGGTCTCTTTGATGCGTAAGAAGCAAAAGGAGTATTTCAAGACCAGAAGCAAGGCGGCACTCGAAGCAAGCAAGGCACTTGAAAGGGAGATTGACAATGAGATTGAGAGGGTGAACAAAATCATCGGTATCAACCAATCACAACAAGAACCCATACAAGGAAATCTCTTCAACAACGCATCAAAATGAGTTTGGGCGATAAACTATAAGCCGAAAGGCAGAGAATGCGAGAGATGGCGGTTTCTGTGCGAAATTCGTTATCTCTTCTAACTCTATCTATATTCTACACGATAGAATGATATAGTATATATATTATATAAACGAATATTTTACAAAATACATAGTACGCAATATGGCATCATTAAACCAAGCGACAATTATCGGTTTTTTGGGAGATAACCCGAAAATCAACACTACCCAAAGCGGTAGGAAGATGGCGAGCTTTTCAGTAGCCACGACCGAAAAGGGGTATCAAAAGAGAGATGGCACGGTCATACAGGACAAAACCGAATGGCATAACGTTGTCATTTGGGGAAGTCTCGCAGAGATAGCGGAGAAATATCTCCATCGTGGTAGTTCCGTGTTCGTTCAAGGAAAGATAAGGACAAGAGCCTATGATGACAAGAACGGAGTCAAGAAGTACATCACGGAGATAGATGCGGACACGTTGCAGATGCTCGACCGAAAGCCGAATGACCAGCAACAGAGCCAAAACTATAACAATAACGCTCCATATCCACCACAACCGCAACCATCATCACAACAAAAGAATGATGACGATTTGCCATTCTAACAGATAGAGACTATGAGACATCTCGAAAGTCAGATACAAATCGGGTGTGTTCAGTGGTTTCGTCTCGCCTATCCCCAACTTGCGATATTGCTCTTTGCCGTTCCGAATGGTGGAGCAAGAAAGCGAGTTGAGGGGGCGATTATGAAAGCAGAGGGAACACAAAAGGGAGTGGCGGATTTGTTGCTCCTATTCCCATCGAAATCTTATCACGGTCTATGTATCGAAATGAAGACCCCAACAGGTAAGCAGCAGACATCACAAAAGATATGGCAGAGAAAAGCCGAATGGGCAGGATATAAATACGTGATTTGTCGCTCTTTTGATGATTTTAGGGCTGAAATTGAGCAATATTTGCATGAAAATGGCTAATTATCATTAAAAACGTGCTTATTACGCACTTCTTTTATTATCTTTGCGACTGAAATTATAATTTTAGTACGTATTAGGATGAAAAAAGAAATTGCGCAAATAGAACCCAATATCGTAAATTTTACGGTATTGCCACTTGATACACTGGAACTCAATGAGGGTCAGTTAGAGGGATTGCCGTCTAATCCTCGTGAGATTGAGGATAGGAAATTCGACCTACTCAAAGAGAATATCAAGAAATATCCTCAGTTCCTCCAATATAATATGCTTAAAGTATATAAATATTATAATAATATAGAGAATACCGATAAGTATATTATAATTGGGGGAAATATGCGTTTTAGGGCTATGAAGTCACTTGGTTTCAAGTCCGCTCCTTGCGCAATCATTTCACCAGACACAACAATCGAAGAACTAAAGGCATACACCATCCTCGATAATAACTCATTCGGTCGTTACGAATGGGCGGCACTCGCTAATGAGTGGGATGAAGCCCAACTAACGGATTGGGGTACAGACCTACCAATTATGGAGAGTGAGATAAATGTCGATGAGTTCTTTGACAACCTCGATGATGACGAAACCAAGGACAACAAGGCGAAAATCATTGTCAAGCTCCCCTCAGACCTTGAAAACGACAAGGAAGAGATAAAACATATCATTGAGTCGGCACTCTCTGATTATTCGGGTATCACCATTAAATAACATTGTAGCCTTATGAAAGTATATGAAGCATCCCCGAAGTCAAGGGGTGAGGTCGTGGAAGTAATGAGGTCTTTCATTGATGGAGATGGGAAGTCTGAAACTTTCTTTGAGGGCGATATGCGTAATCTCAATATACTCGAAAGTTTCTATTACCTACGAAAGCATGAGAACTTCATGGATTTGGTAGGTCATTTCGGCTCGTTCCTCTTGGATAGTGGCGCATATACATTCATGGCAGGGTCACACAAAGGGGCGATTGATTGGGATGAGTATGTGGAGAGTTATGCCAAATTCATCAACAAGTACGATGTGAGATTATTCTTTGAGTTGGATATTGATAGCGTTGTAGGACTTGAAGAAGTAGAAAGACTGAGGGCAAAACTCGAAGCCATGACCAACAAGAAGCCTATACCTGTATGGCACAAGAACAGAGGAAAGGAATATTTCATCAAGATGTGTGAGGAATATCCATACGTGGCTCTTGGTGGAATTGTGACAAAAGAGATACCACGAAAGAAGTATGAGTCCGCTTTTCCTTGGTTTATCAATACCGCACATGAGCATGGGGCGAAAATTCATGGTTTGGGATATACCAACATCGCAAACTTGAAAAAGTATCATTTCGACTCGGTGGATAGCACCGCCTGGCTTTGCGGTAACAGAGGGGGCTACCTCTACAAGTTCAACCCATCAACCGAAAAGATGGAACAGATAACAAAAGAGGGATGCAGGCTAAAGCCAAGAGAGGGAACGGTCAACAACTTCAATGAGTGGGTTAAGTTCAGTATGTACGCTGACATGAAACTCTAAAAGTCGTATTATTCGTATTTTCACATATAAAAGCAAGAAACATGAAAAAGTCAATGATTATTCTGAGTGGGGGCATGGATAGTGTTACCCTACTCTATGATTATGAAGAGGAGATTGCCTTGGCGGTTACATTCGACTATGGCAGTAACCACAACAAGCGAGAGGAAGAGTTTGCGAAATACCATTGTGAGAAACTTGGCATTGAGCATATAACCATCCCTCTCACATTCATTCACGATTATTTCAAGTCTTCATTGTTGGAGGGCGCATCAGCCATTCCAGATGGTCACTATGAGGATGAGACAATGAAATCAACGGTCGTACCATTCCGAAACGGTATCATGTTATCCGTTGCATGTGGTCTCGCTGAGAGTCGTGAACTTGAAAAGGTACTCATTGCAAACCATTTCGGAGACCATGCCATTTATCCCGATTGCCGTAAGGGCTTCATTGATGCCATGTCTGAGGCTATGAAATGCGGTACTTACAAGGGTATCACCATTGATGCACCATATACCACAATCACAAAGACGGACATTGCCAAGATAGGCAAGTCTCTCGGCATCGACTATTCCAAGACTTACTCTTGCTATAAGGGCGGTGAGAAACATTGCGGCAAATGCGGCACTTGTGTAGAGAGAAAAGAAGCCTTGCGAGATGCATGCATCGAAGACCCTACCGAATATGAGGTATAATATTATTCATTCACTTATATAAATTCAATAGTATGTATTACATAGCAAAAACGATGGAGGTTGCAGGTTGCCATAAACTTGAACTCTCCTATGATAGTAAGTGCAAGAAATTGCACGGTCATAATTGGATTATCACGGTCTATTGCAAGGCTAAGAAACTCAATAAGGATGGTATGGTATTCGACTTCAAACACGCAAAGGACAAGATACACGGTTATCTCGACCACGGCAATTTTAACGAATTGCTGCCATTCAATCCAACCGCTGAGAATATCGCCAAGTGGTGTACTGAGCAAATACCAGAGTGTTATAAGGCAAAGGTGCAAGAGTCAGAGGGCAATGTTGCGGTATATGTCAAAGATAAGGAGTAAGCCATGAGAGTAAACGAAATATTCTACTCATTGCAAGGTGAGGGCGCATATACAGGAACACCATCTATATTCATACGCTTGGCAGGATGCAATCTGAGGTGTCCGTTTTGCGACACCAAGCATGAGCCTTATAAAGACCTCACGAAAGAGGAAATAATGGCTCAAATCGCAAATTTCACGGCAAAGCATATTGTCTTTACAGGTGGAGAGCCTTCATTGCAACTGACCGCTGAGATATGCCATTACTTCAAGGTTCACGGTTACACCATCCAAGTAGAGACCAATGGAACTATGAGACTCCCTCATAACGTGGTGGATTGGGTGACGTGCAGCCCAAAGACTGACTACTGCAAGAACGCAGAAATCAAACAAGAGAAGATTGATGAGGTGAAAGTGGTATTTGATGGAAAGATAGATGTAAGCAAATATCTCGACATCAAAGCCTATTATTATAGTCTGCAACCATGTGATACAGGCGATGAGGTCAGAAACAAGGAGATAGTCAAGAAATGTATTGATTACATCCTCTCTCATCCAAAGTGGCATCTATCATTGCAGACTCAAAAAATACTAAATGTGAGATAACATGAAAAGAGATATTTCAAGGGATGAAGCGGAAAAAGCCATCAAGACCCTACTATCATACATCGGGGAAAATCCTGACCGTGAGGGGCTGAAAGGTACACCAGACCGCATCATCAGAATGTGGGATGAGATATTCCGTGGATATGACAAAGACAAGATACCACGGATAACGACATTCCCGAATGAAGACAAATGTACCGACATTGTATTTGATAGCGGTGATTACTATTCCATGTGCGAGCATCACATATTGCCGTTCTTTGGAAAGTATTACTTTGCCTACATTCCATCTCCCGATGGTCGTATTCTTGGTATATCCAAGGTTGCAAGGGTCATCGGATATTGTGCAGCCCGATTGCAGTTGCAGGAAAGACTTGCTATCGACATCATCAAGATGTTGGATGCAGCCTTAAACGGCAAGGCTCTCGGCTTCGCTATTGTAATGAGGGGGCAGCATCTTTGCAAGTCCATGAGAGGTGTGAGAAACAAAGGAAAGATGACCGTTTCCCACTTCACAGGAGTTTTCAAGGAAGACCCAGATAAGCGTAATGAGTTCTATAAACTAATAGATTTACAGAATGAGTAAGTATAGTACATCGAAATTGGCTGAGATTGAGGAATGGATTTCAGAGCATGGTCTAATTGAGTATGGAGGTGCGAAGTTAAAAGACTTTTGCAAGGAAATGGGCATCAACGACAAGACCTATCGGAATTGGCTTAAAAAGGACGATTTCAAGGAAACTATCAAACGTGGGCGAGAAGTCTTCAAGACCAATCTAACCCACGACCTCGCCGCTTCACTCGCAATGGTGGCTAAGGGATATGAGCGAGAGGAAACCGAAACGGAATACAAACCGAACGCAACAAATCCCAATTTGCCGCACATTACCAAGATGAAGAAGAAAAAGGTCTATTTTCAGCCAAATGTCGGTGCAGCCATTTTCCTACTCACAAACCTCGACCCAGAGCATTATCAGCAGAGACAACGCATTGATAACGTTCTAAAGAAAGACGATAAGGATATGACACTCGATGAAATCAATGCAGAAATCGAGCGTCTTGAAAAGTTGGATAAACAAGAAGAGACATGAAATCATCAGTAATCGAGAATAGAATGAAATTGATGAGATTGAGGCAGGAAAAGCTAAGGCTTGAAGCTCCAATCTCTTTTTCGCATTTTCTCGGTTACTCAAACCCGAAGTATGAATTGGAGTGGTTTCATAAGTTGGTTGCTGACCATTGCCAAATGCTATATGAGGGCAAGATAAAGAACTTGATGGTATTCATGCCACCTCAGCACGGCAAATCGGAAATCATCTCTCGAAACTTTCCTGCGTGGGTATTGGGCAAGAACCCAGATATGAAAATCGTGGGTAGTTCCTATTCGTCAGACCTTGCGGAACAATTCTCTCGCTCCATACAAAGGACTATTGACAGCAAGGAATATCAAGCCATATTCCCCGATACTTACCTCAATGGTACAAGTCAGAGAGATAGCGTTAAGGGTGTATTGCGTAACGTGGATATGTTTGAGACCGTGGGACACCGTGGCTTTTACAAGGCGGTAGGTGTGGGCGGTTCTCTTACGGGTACTCCTGTTGACATTGCAATCATAGATGACCCTGTAAAGGATGCGAATGAAGCTAACTCTGTAACATACCGTCAAAAGGTGTGGGATTGGTATAACACCGTTCTAACGACTCGACTTCACAACCATTCTCGGCAGTTGTTTATTATGACCCGATGGCATGAGGATGATTTGGCAGGGCGCATTCTGAAAGCCGAACCCGATGAATGGACGGTACTTGCAATTCCAGCCATTTGCGAGATAGAGCATGATGGGGGGTTGAGCAAGAGACACGTAGGCGATGCCCTATGGTCTTCCCACCACTCCATCGAAAAACTCTTGAAACAGAAAGCGAGAGCCCCAAGGGAATTTAATGCCCTCTATCAGCAGCATCCAACCGTTGAGGGAGGTAATATCGTCAAAAGAGATTGGTTCAGAAGAATATCAATGGCAGAGTTTACCGCCTTGCGATATAACGAGCCGATGCACTTCTATCTTGATACGGCATACAACAAGAAGAAAAAGGGGCAAGACAACGACCCAAGCGGTATTTTGGCGGCTTGCAGGATAAGGAACTACATCTATCTGTATGATGCCCAACAAATGTATAAGGAGATGCCCGAACTCCTGCGCTTCTTGCCTAACTACATGGATGCACATGAGGGCAATTCAGAGAGTAAGCTCAATATCGAGCCAAAGGCAAATGGTATAAGTGTAGTCCAGATGTTGAGAGCAATCACTACCCTCAATGTCAAGGAGACACCGACACCAACCGATGATAAGGAAGTACGATTGAGGGCGGTTTCCCCTCGTATTGAGTGCGGTAGGGTCTTTCTCGTTGAGGGGTCTTGGAATGAGGATTTTTTGGATGAGGTGTGCGGCTTCCCTACACAACCGCATGATGAGTTCGTGGATATTCTCGGATATGCCATTAACGACCTCTATGAAGATGACGATGATATTGATTATGATAGCTTGAACAAGGCTTCATTTGGTTTGTAACAATTAAAAATGCAATAGTATGGTATTATTCGATTTATTCAGAAATTACATCAATCAGCTCACAGGAACTAACCAAGAGTTTGAGCAACTACTGGCAGCAAAGGACATTTCAAGGGTCAAGGAGAAAATGACTAACAACCAAGAAAGAGTCCTTGCAGCCATCAAGGAGTATGATACTTTCTCGCACGAGATTATGAAGCGAGAGCCTAAGATTATCACAGACAAAAAGGGCAATTTCGTAAGAAAAGAAGAGGTTTGGAAACTTCCTATTCCATACCCTATCTACATCAATGAGATTGCGCTCGTTTTCCTTTATGGCAGACCTGTAAAATGGACTCAGCTATCAGAGGGAACGGATGAAGCCTTTGAGAAGTTCCAAGACGTAATCAAGCGCACTCGTTTCAACTCCAAGATAAGACAATGCAAACGTATTGCTGGCTCAGAGACTGAAAGCGCAATGTTATTCCGTGTATTCAGAGATGATGACGGAAAACCAGACGTGCAAATCAAGGTACTTGCCAAGAGTAAGGGAGATGAGATTTACACTCGTTTCGACCAATACGATAACCTCATATCCGTGGCTTGGGGCTATTATACCAAGGATGTAGATGATAGGTTACTCTACCACTTTGATGTATATACCAAGGATGTAATATACAGATGCACCAAGCAAGCAATCGGATGGGAGGTCGTGGAAGAAACGAACTTTATCGGCAAAATCCCTATTATCCTCTTCCAACAAGAAAAGGAGTGGCACGGAGCGGAACACCTCATCCATCGTGAGGAATATATCGCATCCAAGACGGCAGATACCAACGATTACTTTGCAGACCCTATCGCCCTTATGTCTGCGGACATCATCAAGAATATGCCCGAAAAGAAAGAGGCTGCAAAACTCCTTATCACCAACGACAAGGACGGAGTGGATAAGGCGGCAAAATACCTCACATGGGATAATGCACCACAATCCAAAAAGGATGAAGTGGAATGGTTGCAGGATAAAATCCTATCCATGACCTTTACCCCAAAGATTTCTCTCGATACGCTGAAATCCCTCTCCAACCTATCGGCAAAGGCTTTGCGTACCGTGATGCTATTGGCAGACATCAAGGCATCCAAACACAAGGAGACACATGAGGAACTACTCGACCGCACGGCATCCCTCATTACCGCCATCATCGGAAACGTTCTCGAAGTGAGGTTGCACTCACAATGCGAAGAGTTGAAAGTGGGTCACGAATTTCAAGAGCCATTTGGTGATGATATTGCCGATGACCTCGACAACATAACAAAGGCAATTGATGCAGGCATCCTCTCAACAGAAACAGGAGTTGAACTTAATCCGCTCATCAAGGACTCTCACAGAGAAAATGAGAGACTTGATAAGGAGAAAGAGGATAAACTCAAACAGCAACAAGATATATTTGGCGGTCTTGATGGCATCGGGGCGCAATCATTTGGAGATGGTAGCGATGATGATGACGATGAGGGCGATGACCCAGACAACAAGAAAGACCCAAAGAAGAAAGACGATAAAAAACAAAAGAAATCAGCATAATAGCCTATGGCTTCATCAAACACGAATGACTCAAAAGCGGCTACCCTCGCCCGAATACAAAGGACTGAGGTCTATGCAGAGGGTGTAAGAAGAGCGTTTGCCAAGACGGTAAATGCCATTCTTGCACTCAATAAAAACATGCCTACACTTGATGAGGGTGAGATGTATTCTTTCGATGCACAAAAGGAAAGTATGCAGAAAAAGGTCGAAGCGTTACTCAGACAACTTCACTCGGTCGTAACAACTGCCATCAAGAGGGGTATCGTTCTCGAATGGGATAAGGCGAATGAGGAATGTGATAAGTTGGTACAATCATGTTTCGGCAAAGAGGTACTTTCATCATCGGCTTTCACGGCATGGACTAACAGAAACGAGAATGCCCAGCAATCTTTCATCAACCGTGCGGAAAAGGGATTGAACCTCTCTCAAAGGGTATGGCAGAACGTTCAGCAACTTCGTGATGAGATGGAGGTGGCGATGACCGTTGCCATCGGTGAGGGCAATTCTGCCGCTTCCATGTCTCGCAAGGTTCGCCAATATCTGAATGACCCAGATTTGATGTTCAGACGTTTTCGATATAAGGATGAAAACGGTGAATGGCAAAGGAAATGGAAGAAGCGTATCAAGGATGAAGCCACAGGAAAATATAAATGGATAGACTACGATAAGGATAGTTACAAGGTAGGTGCAGGAGTATATAAGTCTTCTGCCAAGAATGCCATGCGTGTGACCCGAACAGAGACCAATATAGCCTATCGTAGGGCAGACCATGAAAGATGGTCTCAAATGGACTTTATTCTCGGTCAGAGAGTGAATTTGTCTCGTAGTCATCCAAAGAAAGATATTTGTGATAAGTTGGCAGGGGATTATCCAAAGGATTTTGTATTCGATGGATGGCATCCTCAATGTTTCTGTTATGTTACCCCTATCACTCTCCCACCAGAGGAAACCGCCCATCTAACAAAGATGATGCTCAATGGTGAGGATTGGCGAAAGGAACTCAAAAGACTTGTCAGAGGGCGAGAAATCAAGTCCTATCCCGACAATTTCAAGGAATGGGTGAATGACAATGCCGATAAGATTGCGGCATCCAAGGCGAGAGGAACAGAACCGTACTTCATCAAGAACAATGCCAAGGCGATTGATAAGATACTCAATCCAGAGCAAACACCATCCATCGAAGAGATTGCAACCAAGAGACATGAGGAACGTACACCCGAAAAGGAGCAAGAACTTCGTGAGTATTGGAGTAAGAAAGTGGCAGAGGGTGAGGAACGCAGGAAGAAGCAATCAATATTGGATAAGGCAGCGGAACGTCATGCAGCCCGAACACCCGAACAGATTGCGGAAATCCAACAGAGAGCGGCAGAGAGACAAAAACGTATCTCTAAAGAAAAGGCTTATTCTCACTATGGAGATAGAATTTTGCGTTATATGGATGGCATTTCAGATGTTGATACATCATCATTATCTAAGGCTATCCAGCAGAGAGACTTTGCCCTCATCAAATTAGAGGCTGATAAGTTAAAGAGTTTGGGCAAACAAATTCTTTCTCTCAAACGTCTTGATGACCCTATGCAGGTTGCAAAAGATTACTCTATGGCTGATGCTATATCTGTTAATAAAGCCGTGGAGTCTCGACTTGCAAGAGAGAGTACTGAGTTATTTGCACGAAAGAGTTTCCTCGAAAGTGAAATTAGATGGGTTGAAGCTCATAAGAAGTATGCCACATGGAAAGTTGCGCAAAATGCGTATAAGAAAGAACTTGCCATCGTTCAAAGAAAGATAGACATTAAGGCGGTTGTTGATAGTGTTGACGATGCGCTTGCATTTGCTTCTACATCTCGTAGTAAGATTATCAAGACTTTGGCAGACGATATGAGGAAGTTGCTATCTGTTTCTGATGTTGATTTGGTTCTCGCTAAAAAGAAAGCCCAAGAACTGAATGACAAATATCAGCAACTCAAATCAAAGGGAGTTAAGAAAGCAAAGACAACATCATCAACATCTATCAAGAGTGAAACCGTGGATGACTTGAAGAAGCGACTCGGTTCTTCTATGCCAAGAACTCTTGACCATCTAAAAGATGCTATTGCAAAATATCAGAGAACTTCCAAATATGGAGATACCGCAAAGAACCATAAGGATGAGATTGAGAGACTGATGAGAAAACTCTTTGATGAGCATGACCTCGGTATGAATATTGATGACACAACGCTTGAACCTGTACTAAATTCGTGGTTTAAGAATACATTTGAAACAGGTTCTTCTGGCGGTTATAAGGGTAGTAGTAAAACATCGGGCAAGATTGAAACTGGTCATGCACGATTGGGGGCTGCTCATAGATTGTTCGGATTAGGGAAAGACCTTGCGACTGACCAATTATCACGCCATGAGTATGAGAAATATGGTAATTTGCTTGACCATGACATTGTATCATCTATGAGCCATAACACCGCAAGACAATACGGCAATGTTGAGATACGATTTAAGAAAGACAAGGTTATTGCCACATGGACGGCAGGAGACTCTTTAGGCGAGAGATTTCAACCATCTCTTGTTAGTGACCCGAAATCATGCTCTTTCGACAATTTGTATAATACACCAGACAATGATACTATACAAACGCATGACTTGGCAAAATTCAAGAGAGACCATATAAGTAGTTATCTCGAATTGCAATATCATGGAGATTTGACAGTTGATTGCGTGGAGTCTTTAACGTTCCCTTATGACCTTAAAGAACCAAGCCGCTCTAAATTCCTCAAAGTTGCAGAGAAATGGAAAGCGGCAGGTGCTAAAATATACTATATAGTAAGTGGTACATTATATCAGTTATAAATATCATTGATATAATCTTTCAAATCGGGGGCTTTCTGTAAGTAAGTTCCCATTACTTCTAAAAAATTGTAAGGAGACCACTTGCTTACATAGGCAAAAACAAAAGATGCAATACTTTTGCGTGGATTTTCCTTATCTATAAGATTAGGGATTTCCTCGCAAACGTATTTTTCCGCAACCCATAACTTACCCTCATTCTTTTTATCGAAAGTTGGAGGGATTATCGCCTCTCCTTTGTAGAAAAAACAATACTTTAATAAATCTTGTTCATTCATAATTACATTGTTTCAAGATTATTGATTATATAATTAAACTCCTTATTTGCTTCATCATATTCCTTATACGAATATAGATAATACAAGTATTGAACCATCATGCGATAGTACAATTCTTCTATTGCATTGGCTACTGACGTAAGTATGTCCGATGTAGTACGGTCTCCATACCAGCTATATATTTTACCTACCATTGTAAATGGATAGTCTTTTGTTGGTAGGGTTTCTTTAATCATCCATTGTTCAAGATATGTACCACTATATCCATGATGACTAATTGGCAAAAGTTTCTTTATCGTTTCAATAGGAGTATTCTTAACCTTATCATAGTAAGTATTCAAGAACAAAACAAACTCTTGATTGTTCCCATTGAAATTATATGTATGTCGAAACTCATTATATACGGTTTGTTCTGTGTATAAATCCATAACGATTGCTCATTTAATTGTTTTGTTTCGGTTTTCTTTCAAGTTTCCCGATGCGGATGATTACTTTCTTGTTCTCATACACTTCCTTGCCACATAGGGCATTCGTGAGAGATTTGTATGATATTCCTATCTCTTCCACGGTTCGGGAGTCGTATATGGCTTTGAGTGAACCAAAATACCAATCATGTATGATACTCGCCCCATCGTCCTTGAAATGCAAATGAATTACTTTCGTTTCCATCTGTATATACTTATAAAGGCTTTTCCTGCGTTAAAATTAAGGTGGAGATACAAATTATCATCCACTATAATAATAACGCATGAAACCGTAAAATATTGCCTATATTGATAATTTAATCACCAAATGACTCACGGCATCGGCTACACATACCGTAATCCTCATGCTCATTCTCTGAAATCTCACATCCACATTCTGAGCAATGGTATTTAGTCAAGGCTCTTCTTGCGGTCATTATATACATCTGAGGTTCTTTGTGGTTGAACCATGTATTTGTATGGCAGAGGTCAAGGTATGCGATTTCCTCTTTTGTCAGTTTGTACGCTTCGATAAGTTGTTCTCTTCTTGATTTCATTTTCTTTTCCATATTACTTGATGTGTTTATGGTCTCCCACCACGGATGATGAGAGACCGATGATTATTACTTTTGTTTTGCCCATTCTTCAAACATTTCGGCATATTCCTTGCGGATGAATAGCATATCGCCCGAACCATCACCCCACCAATCCGATATTTGAGTGAGCAATTTTCCTGTACCCTCATTTGGACAAAGTTTCTTATAGATGGCACGGAAATTCGATGAAATCTTGCGACCTTTGAAATGTCCAGCCTTTTTTGCATCATTCGTGCAATATCCATAAGCCGATACCGTCTCTACCTCATCATTCTCCTTACGGAACTCCATATCCGTATCTCCCCAAAATCCCATATTGATAGTGTCTTTGAGAAGTTGCTTTTGGTCATCCGTAAGAACTGACACAAGCTCGTTTACTTTCTGAATTGTCTCTGTTGTTTCCATTGCGTTGAAATTTTATTTATTGTTCGTTTTTACTATGTATGCGGTTACTCCCTCTGTTGTTGACCATACCCCATCCCAATGACTTGTTACGCCTTTCCCTTTGAGATTATAACCAGACCTTTTGAGGAAGTCAGTACACCACTTATGAGAATGTGGTGTACTTCTATCTATTACGATATAATCATTTGTATCGTAGTCGAATGTCTAAACTCGATTTGATGTTTCATAATCAATAGTTAGCAATTTTCTGTTTCGTGTTGGCTACGAATGTCTTGTTTGAGCCTTTAAGTTTGATTTCTCCCAAATTCTCCCATGAGCCATCGCTCCATGTCTGAGTGATGCAGGATGAAACGTACTTGTCTCGGTTCTGTTTGATGAGTTTCTTTGCGGATGCAAGAGAATGGAGTGTTACGTGTTGCTCCATTTCCGTATATTCACCATCGACCCATTTTCTTTTGTCGGTGTCGAAGTGCATTCCGTTGTATGTTACTGCGATAGGCTCTGAGAAACTAACTGAATATGTTTTCATAATTGCGTTGAATTGTGGGCGGTGGTTAGTCCGCCCATTACCTTTTTACTTTTGAACTTCTGAAACGATGAAATCTTTATCTGCATCCGTCAATTTGCAATCGTTTTTCAACTTATAGATGACGGCTTCACTTCTTCCGATAAGTGATATTGCTTTCTTGTAGAGTTCGACATCATCCGTTTCATCTGCCTTGTCGATGAGGAAGTATGCTGTTTGCTTGATGGTCTCATCCTGTACCTTAATCTTGGCATCCTTTGAGAAGATACGTTTGTTGAGGATGGTGATGGTATTTGCGTTGAGTTCCGCCATCTCCATGCGGTCGTTTTTCTTCCACTTCGCACAGAATACATCTTTTTCGAGGTCGCTATCATTATACAATGTCTCGATAACCCCATACTCGGATGGTGTAACTTTCATTCCAACTCTTTCTTCAAACTCTTTTTGTAACATGGCGATATATGTTTAATTTGTTAATATTTTCTTTTAGAGTGCTTGTTAGGCTCTCATTCACGCTACAAAGATATAGAATATATTTAATATAATCCATATTTTAGTGCTTAAAAAGCGTTAATTAAAAGCCAAAAATGCTTGCGATATTCGTAAAGCCCTAATAATCAGATATGTTTATTTTTGCTAAAATAGTGCCTATTGCGCACGTATTTAGAAATTTTGCGCTATCTTTGTAGCCGATGAATTAGATTTACATTAAATATCATACAATATGAAGAAGAAATTTTTAACCGCATTATCTGCGAAGTGCAAGAGTTACGGACTCACAGACAAGGCTCTTGATGAGTTGGTAGAACTCGGCTCAAAAGACCTCGCAGAGGATGCAACAGATGAGGACATCGAGAAAGCGGTGGATTTACTTGTACCTTTCGCCAAGGCTATGCAGGGCGAAATCACAAGAAAGACATCGAAGAAAAAACCATCAGTCAAGCCATCCGATGATGAGGGCGATGATGAGGGTAATGATGAGAAAGCCCCTAAATGGTTTGCTCCTTACAAGGAAAAGATGGAAGCACTCGAAACTGAGAACGCTACCCTCAAAGCAAAGGAGAAAGCCAATGAGCGAGCATCCCTTATCTCTGAAAAGGCTAAGAAACTCGGTATTCCCGACTATTTGATGAAGAGAGTATCATTTGCGGATGATGCTGACATTGATAAAGAGTTGAAGGAATACAAGCAGGAATTAGTCTCAAACAATCTCGTGCCAAAGGAGCAGGCAAACGAGAAAGGCACAAAGGAAGAAGCCATGAAGGCGGCAGCTGACGCTTGGGCTAAGACTTTGCCAGATGCTTAATTGCTCCATCATTATTCACTCGTTAAATTAAAATCGACATGGCTATTGATTTCAAAAAGACCGTTGTCAACGGTCATTCTCCCGAAATTTGGAGAGGTGAGGCGAAGATACTGCCAGGCGGTTTCAAGCCATTGCAGACATTCCCAATCGGTACGGTTCTGCAACGTGCGACCCTCATCCATGTGGATTACAAGGACGGTTTGACCGCAGCGGTAGTCAAGACCGCAAAGGTAATCAAGGGAGGCACGACAACGAAACCACGTGTCAACAAGGGGCATTATTTCGTTGTGGGTGATGTTATCACCAAGTTTGGGGATGGAAAGGCAACTCCATCCATCAAGAGTATTGACACATCAAACACTGAGTATGATGAGATTACTCTCGACAAAGCCTATACAGGGCTTGCAGAGGATGATATTATCGTTGAGTCAAAGGCGGTAGAAAGTGGTGATGCTTCACCTCTCTATGTGCCTAACATGGTACTCGGTGCGGTCAAGCAGTTCGATGGCAAGGGTCTCCCTACCCTCGATGTTGCTTATGATTGTGTGGTACTCTCTGAAAACACAAGCAATCCAATTCCTACCGAATGGCTCAATGATTGGGGCGGTGGTTGCGGTAGCTTGAAGTCTAACCCGAATATTATATTCATTAAGCAGTAAAGACAATGCCACAATTTTTATTTAGTTCACTTTATGGCGAATTGACACGAAACGTGCAAGTTCGCTTTGATAAGGCTTCCGAACTTCACAAGAGATTGTTTGATAACGTCATCTTTGAGAAGTATCTCGATTGGGATGTGCCTACAATCGGTCTCGACTTTGAGGAACTTATCGGCAAATACAATATCACGGTGGCAGCACCTACCATCGGAGATGAGTCTAAGGAAGCCATCCTCGGCTCTGAGGGATTGGAGACCGTAAAGGAGCGCATCCTTAACCACGCTCTCACTCTCCCTATGACCATTCAGAACTATCGCAAGATTTTGCAGATTTTGGACTCTAAATCTCTGCCAGATAGTGCAAAGAACGAGCAGCTCATCAAACTTATGTGGGGTGATGTTACTACGGTGGTTAATGCGGTTCTTGCAAAACTCGACATTCTCTTCTTGCGCCCACTCTCAAATGAGGGTAAGGTGGAGATTGATGACAACATCAACCCAGAGGGCGGTGTGCGTGGCACTATCGACTTCAATCAGCCAGCAGAGAATATTGCATCATCCAAAACCGAATGGACTGACGGCAACATCGAGACCGTGGACTGCTTTGAGGATATTCAAGCCATCATTGATGCGGCACAGGACAAGGTTACTTTCTCCAAGGTTCTTTGCGCTCCATCTCGTATTTCCTATATGTGTCGTTCCAAGAAGATGAAGCAGATGATTTGGGGTACAGACAAATCATCAAAGATGGTTCAGCTCAAGGACATCAACGCATACATGGAAGAGAATAGTTATCCTATCTTTGAGCCTATCCGCAGACAGGTTCGCATCCAAAAGGGTACTCAGCGCATTCCTTATACTCCTTGGAACGAGAAGAACATGGTATTTATACCAGATGGCAAACTCGGACTCGTTAAGAATGCTTGGAGCAATAACGAGTTGAAACCAGAGCAGGGAGTCGCATACTCTAACTATGGTCGTATTCGTGTATCTCAGTGGGGTGTTGGCGAGACACAAGGCAGCAACGGTGTAGAGTTCACCAAGGCTGAAAGTCTCTCTCTCCCTGTTATTACTGAGATGAATGGTATCTACACCCTCAAAACTCAGCAGTAAGCCGTGGATAACTTGAACGCAACGAGAAGTTTGTGCAATGCCATGTGCAGCACATTCTTTCCCGATAATTCGACAATAGAGTTTTCGCTATTCAATGATGGCATTGACTCAAAAGCGAAAGCAACCCCGAAAGACCCTCAAATCTTTCGGGCTGCAATCCGTCTCGTTATGGGATATGTGGAAAGTAGCCGCTCGGAGAATGGTGTCTCCACATCCGTAATGAGCGAGGATGCCATCAAGAATAGCATCATCTATTGGTGTAGTTATTACGGTCTCGATGCGGATGAGGAATTATCGGAGTATTCGAGAGAAATTGAGGATGGCTCTAATCTTTGGTAAGTATGAGATATAACGGACATTTTCAATATATGACACAAGGCGCATCGACTGAAAACGAGTTCGGTGAGTTGGTTGAGTCTTCATCATTGTGGACTGACCCTATACCATGCCATATCAAGACCAATAGCGACAACAGAAAGGGAAAGTATGAGGATGGCGAGTTCCGTCAAGCATCATTCACCATTCTAACGGAGCAAATGGATGACCTCTCATTTAATCGTGTGAGACTCGAAAGGCAGGGTGAAGACCTTGGAGAGTATGGAGTGATGAACGCTGAAAATCTCGAAAGCCAAAACAGAACGCAAATACTTGTATAGTTATGGGAAAAACCGTTACAGAGTATCACGGCAAATATAAAGGTATCATTGTCAGCAAAACCAATATGAGAAATCTCAGAAAGGATTTGAAAGTAACAATGACCAAAATATCAGACTTCATCATTTTCCGTTTCGGGCAAATTGGTGAGGAAGCCGTGAAGACCGCAAGAGATAGCGGCAGATACAATGACATTACAGGAAATTTGCGCTCTTCCATCGGATATGTGATTTTGTATGATGGAAAAGTTATGAGTCAAGGCGGTTTCCAGCCTACCAACGGAAAGAAAGGAAATGGAGATAAGGGTATTCAAGACGGTTTGGCTTTCTTGGATAAACTAAAGGCAAAGTTTCCTTGGGGTATTGCCCTCGTTCTTTGTGCAGGAATGGAATATGCCGCCTATGTAGAGTATCACAAGGATTTGGATGTACTTCACTCAGCAGAGCAAATAACTGAGAAATTGGTTAATGAATTATTGGATGGAATAGCAAAGTAAGTTATGGCAACAAAGACAGAACAACAAATCGAGCGTGATTTCTATTCTTTTGTGAATAAGAGTCCACTCGGTAAGGCTATCAAGGGCAAGGTCTATCGAGACGAAATGCGCCCTACCGATGCAAAGACTGAGGATTTAATAGTCAAGTTCTATACAGGACTTGATGGGCAAGTTCAAACAGGCACGGTGATACTTGATATATATGTACCAGACATAACTAATAAGGATGGTCGTAAGGTCAAGAATAGCCCACGTATCGCAGAGTTGCAGGAGCTTGTTTTGGACTTCATCGAAAACAATGATAACACAGAGTATCTGATGGAGACCGAACTATCACCATACACCATCAAATCCGAAGAGATAGAGCAGCACGAGATTAAAGTAAGAATTAAGTTTAACCGTATAACATTTTAATTATGGCAGTACAAGGCACAAGCAATAAGAAAATCGTCATGTCGTGGTCTAAGTGCAAGGTAGAGGTTGCAGAGACGCCAGACGATGAAGCGATGCCATCATCCCTAACGAGTGTAGGAACTATCAATGACAAGTCCACGACACTTGCAACAGAAGATGGCGAGACTCTGACCGCTACCGCATCGGGCGGTGTCGTAGTGGCAGAGGAAGAGGGCGAGCCTACCGTTACCATTACCACCAGAGTAAAGGAGATGGATTTCGACAAGGAAAAGATGTTCACAGGTGCAGAAATTTCTTCTGATGGAGATGAGCTGACCGTGAAATCTAATGTCGTAGGCAAGGACTTTGCCGTAAAGGTCACTCCTAAGAATATCGGTGCAATCGGTATCAAGGCACGCCGCACCCATGTATCGTTTAGACCAGGCTCTTCTGAGGAGGAGGGTTCGTATGTTGATTTGACATTCAAAATCCTCTTGTGTTCAGATGGTGAACTTTATAAGAAGTTCAGAGTTAAGGCTGACGATTGGGCTATCGCATAAGAGTTAATGTTTTCTTTTCGTATGGTAGAAGATTGTTTCTGATAACTGACGTGTGGAATAGACACCCCTTTGCAGTTCGGGAGGAGAGAACTGCATTTATCATGGTGTGGAGCAGATGGCAGCTCGCCACGCTCATAACGTGGAGGTCGTAGGTTCGAGTCCTACCACCGTAACTAATATTTTATAGAATAAGATGGAACAAAATTACATAGAAAGAAAGGTTGCAGATGCCATTCTTGAAAAGAAAGTTGGCACATTGGAGATAGAGGGAAAGCAATACAACATCGCTCCCCCATCTATCGCCACCCTCATTCTCGTTTCTGAGATTGTGGCAGGACTTCCCATCGTGGAGAAAGTGGATAACAAGCAAATCGTTTATTCCGTCTTACACTATGCAAAGGATTTCAAGGCTTTGGGCGAGATGGCTGCAATCCTCATTCTCGGTGCTAAGGAATGCAAGAGAAGTGAGAAGAAACCTCGTTTTTACCGCATCCGTCATTTCTTTGGGTATGAGTATGTACCAACAAAGGATGAACTCGCAGAAATCATTTTGCAGAATGTTCGTCCTACGGTCTTGTTTGATGTAATCATCCAAAGACTCAAAGACATGGAGGTAAGTAGTTTTTTCGCTATTACCACTTCCCTAAGCGAGGCAAACATTCTGAAACCGACAAAGGAAGTGGAACAGCCTTAAATGATAGTATATGGGCAACCGTCCTCGGGATTGCAAGGATATTCGGTGTTGATGCTCAATACGCTCTATATGATATAAGTTATCAAAACGCTTTGATGTATAGTCGTGTTGTTCCCATGCCGCATGATAAGTCTGATGAGGATGACAAGCCATTGTTTGATGATAGTTTGGATGCTTGCAATCCAGACAATTTCGATAAATTTACTGAGGGTAGTGTAACATGGTAGATAGTGGAAAGTTAAGTTTTGGCACGGTCATCGACACAACAGGATTTGATGAGGGTATTGATGCCATTGAGAGTAAGGTGGGCGAACTTGGTAATTCCGTAGAGCAGGAAACATCCAAGATTTCCCAACTGCTTACTAATGTACCTACACTTAACTTAGATGTAGTTACAAACGCTTCGCAATCACTTGATACCATAAACCAAGCCTATGCGGAAATAGATAGGATTACAGACCTAAACAAGACCGCAATCAAAGAACTTGAAGCAGAGTTCAATCGTCTCGGACAACTCGCATCCGAAGCCTACAAGAAAGGAACGGCAGAGGGTGATAAGGAGTTCGCCCAACTCCAAGAGCAACAAAAGGCTATCAAGGCGGTAATCAATGAGAGAAAGAGAGTTGTCAAGGCAGCGGCAGAGCAAGCCGATGAACTTCTGAAAGTTGAGGAAAACTTGAAGAAAGAGGCGGCGGCATTGCAGGAAAACGCAAACAAGCACGTTTCTCTTCGCCAACGTATCAAGGAGTTAAAGGCTGAGATGGCAGATTACCGTATGCAATTCGGAGACCAGACCGAAGAGTATAAGAAAATGGCGGTCGAACTCGGTAATCTCCAAGATATACAAGGCGATATACAGGCACAAGGAAGTATATTCTCCAACGATGAAGCGAAGATTGCAGGTATTATCTCGGGCTTAAATGGTTTGGCAGGAGGTTTCACGGCAGTACAGGGCGCAATGTCTCTCTTTGTTGGCGAGAATGAGGAATTGAACAAGGTAATGACCAAACTCCAATCCCTCATGGCTATCACTATGGGATTGCAGCAAGTTCAGCAGACACTCAATAAGGATAGTGCTTTTTCCCTCGTTACCCTCAATGGACTCAAAGAATGGTGGAACTCCTTATTAGCGGTTGGTATCGGTGAGGAGGTTGAGGATGCGGCTGCAACCGTGGCAGATACGACCGCCACCACCGCCCATGCCACCGCCACAACGGCAGACACAGAAGCCCAGATTGCCAACAATGCAGCCACGGCAGCAGGAACGGTCGCAACCGCAACAAATACCGTAGGGCAAGGAGCGAACACGGCAGCAGCCACGGCAGGAACGATTGCAAACATAAGCCTTGCAGGAGCATTCCGAATGGTAGGTGCAGCCATCAAGTCTATTCCTGTATTTGGATGGATTGCAGCAGCCATCGGTGTACTCATCGGGGTTATCTCCCACTTCGTCAGCAAGGCAGAGGAAGCAGAAAAGGCAGTTGAGGAACAAAACAAAATCCTCGAAGATAGCCAAAAGACCTATGCAAAAGCATCGGCAGAGATAGAGGATTATACTAAAAAGATAGAGACTTTCAACGGCTCAAAGAAACGAGAGAAAGCACTTGTCGATGAGTTAAATTCCAAATATGGAACGGCACTCGGCAAATATGATAGTCTCGCACAATGGAAAGATGTACTCACAAAGAAAGGTGAAGCCTACTGCAATATGCTTCTGAAAGAAGCGGAAGCACAGGCATATCTCAATAAATACACAGAAGCCTTTGTTAATCTCCAAGTGGTAAAGGACAAAGCGGCAGCAGGAGTCTATGACCATTGGTATAACACAAAGGCAGGAGATGAAGCCTCACGAAAAAAAGCCATCGGTGAAGCAGAAGCCGATTTGAATAAGTGGTTAGACCTCTACAAGGAAAAAATGAAAGAAGCACAATCCATCAAGGATAACTTCGACATCAATCCTCATGTAGATACAAAAAGCACAAAAAAGGATAAATCATCGGGGAATACTTTTGATGCAAAGGCAGCTGCAAGAACCGCCCAAGATGCCATCAATGAATACAAAGAGACCGTCAAAAAGTTCTTCAAAGATGCCAACGATGATATTACAGACCTTATCATTTCGTCTCAAAAGGATGGAATGGTCAAGGAACTCAATCAAATCAATGTTGACACCCAACGCAAGAAAGAGGAATGGAATAAGAAAATCCTCGAACTTGCAGCAGCGCAGAAAGAAGCCTATCACAAGGCTTATATGTCGAAAAAGGGTGCTACTGAAAACGGATGGTTTGAGAGTGATGCAGGAAAAAAGTCTGTTGATGATTACGCAAAGGAATTGTTATCAGACCAACAGAACGCAAAACTCAATCAAGACATGCTCAATCAAATTGAGGAAAATGGAGAAAAGGCGAGACAAGAAATCCGTCAAAAATACATGGACTCCATGATTGAGCAATACGGCACGATGGAACAAAAGACCGAACTCCTTACAAGGCAGTGGATGGAGAAAATCAATACCATTCCAGATAATTTCAAGGATGCCGCATATAAGCAAATGGATGAGGAATTTGCGAAACTGAATAGCGAGCAATTCAAGATGCAAATAAATTGGGATGATGTTTTCGGTAATCTCGACAATCAATCCCTTTCGTCTCTCCAATATACGCTTGATAAGGTCAAAGGTTACTTCAAACTCAATTCTAAGGATATGGGGGTTGAAGAAATCAAAACCTTTCAAGAGGCTATTACCAAGATGGAGGATGCCATCGCCTCACGTAATCCTTTCGTCTCGTTGCATAAATCCATCAAGGATATATCTGCATCCAAGGCTGAGTATATAAACGCTCTGAGTGAATGGAAAACGGCACAGGATGAACTCAATATCTCGCAGCAGTCTTACAATGATGCTCTGAAAGAAAAGAACGAGGTAATTCAGCAAATAGAAGATGGTAAACTTGCAGAGGATAGTCAAGAACTGACAGATGCTAACGAGAAATTGAAAAATGCCACCAATGAACTTGCAAAGGCACAAGAGAAAAACAACAAGGCAGAGCAAAGAACCCTCACGGCTCGAAACAATATAACATCTGCTTACAAGAATTTCTCTACCCAGTTAAAGAACGTGGGTAATGTGGTTAAGGATGTGGGCGGTAAGGCTGCAAACCTTGCAGATGCCTTTGGTTCGGATGTTAGTAATAGTATCAAGAAAGCCATCGACTTTACAGGAGAGGTGCTTGATGCTACTGAGACGGTCATCAATGCCATCGGTGATGTTGGCAAGAACGTAGCATCGGGCGTTGAGCAAACCGTGCAAAATACCGCATCGGGTGCGACCGCAGCAGCGGCAACAGGAGCAACGGCAATATCGACCATTGAGAAAGCATCCGTCATCCTCGCAGTCATTTCGGCAGCTCTGCAAGTTGCAACGGCAATCGCCAATCTTTTCAATAATGATGATGAGAAACAAAAGGAGATTGAGAAGTTGCAGGAACGCATCGACCAACTTCAATGGGAACTTGATAACGCTGACACCGTTCGATTGCAGAATAAGGTAGGTAAGGCGGTTGATAACCTCAGAAACATCTATAACGATACTTATGAGGAAGTCAAGAACTTACACCAAGTAACCGAAAGATACGGTAACTTTTGGGGCAGGGCGGTGATGAACCTCACCTATAAGAATGAGGTGTTTGAGAAGTCGGTCGAAAAGATTGCGGATGCCTATGCAAAGGTTTCTTATACCGCAGACAAGGCTCTCGGCAGTGAAAAGTATGAGAGTGCCAGAAGTCAACTCAAAAACCTTGCTGAGCAGCAAATCCTCATCCAACAACAAATTGATAAGGAGTCTTCCAAGAAGAAAAAGGATAATGGCAAAATTCAAGATTGGAAGAACCAAATCGAAGAGTTAGCGGAGGAGATGGCAACCATTATCAATGAAATGATGGAGGACATCATCGGATATACCGCTGAGGATTTGGCTTCAACTCTCGGAGATGCCTTTTGGGATGCTTTCAAGAGTGGAGAGGATGCCGCCCAAGCATGGGGGGATAAGGTCAATGAGATAGTATCAGACATTTTGAAAAAGATGATGGTACAGGAGTTTTTGGAGAAGCCTATCGGTGAGATATTCAACAAGTACAAAACTAAAT